TTCTAGTTTTCCATTATATTTTTTCATAACTCAAGTTTTATGACCCTTCCCGGCAGGTCTGTGTTCATATGGGATCTCTCAGATAATACCCAAAGAGTTTTACCCTTTGGAGTTACATTGGTATATGCTTCACCATCTGTAAAATATACAAGACTTGTAAATGTACCTAGATTATCATTAAAGAATTCTAAGACAGGATTAAACTCAGTCCCCCCTCTACCTTTTATAGCTAATTCAAACTCACCAGTATACTTTTCAATACTATTTATCCTGGTATCACATTGTATAATAGTAATGTCAACTCCTGCTCTATAGATATGATGTATCTCATTCATAAATTCCATAAGCTCATCATTACTTACAGAACCAGAAGTATCTATTGCTAATAACATGTGCTGTCTCATCTTTATCTTAAGACCAGGATTCTCAGGAAACTTTCTGTTTTCTTTTCTCCGGATTTTCTTTGTAAAGACTCTTGTACTAACACCAGTAAATCTTCTGATATATCCGCGCCAGTCAAACTTAGGTGGCTCTATATCTTCAATTTCTATGAGAGCTTCAACTTCTCCAGGAATAGTTCCCTGTTTCTTAATAGTTTGCTCCTTAGCATCAGACAATAATTTTTGTAACTGCTTATCTAATAACTTTTTCTCAGCTTCACTTATACCTTCAAAGTCTTCCCAGCTGCTATGGTCAGGAGTGTTACCTTGTTCCATATTATCAAGAAGTTGGTCTAGTGCTTCATTACCAGTGGTACCATTCTTCTCTTTTTCATCTTGAGCTTCTTTCAACTTGTCATAATAATATCTGCAACCAGCCTTAGCATCCCAACCCTTGTCAGCATAGTCTTCAAAGAGAATGCCTCTAGGAGGAATGTTCTTATATTCTTCTAATGCTTGTTCAGGAGTCATAGACTTATCTTCCAGACCTTTTGTTATTTTATCTGTGATAGATTTAACAAGTGCTTGATACTGATCATGAGTATACTCATCTCCCGGAAGCCAACCTTTTTCAATATACTGGTTGATTTCCATATCCATAGCTACATTAGCTCTTTTTCTATCGGAGAAGTTAAAATACATAGTTAAATGCCCAAATGCAATATGAAGTAACTCATGCTTCAAAATACCAAGTCTATGGTCATCTGTAAGCTTAAGCCAGAACTCTTCATTAATTTCAAGTTGGTAATTAATACCCATTTTACTTACTCCAGCTGTATCAAGACGGTCACTCCAGAACTTATTAAGCATAATAAGAAATATACCATAATAAGGTTCTTTGAGCATTAAGTCTTTACCTGCTTTACTCAGTAAATCATTTTTGTTCTGCATCTTTAAGTGTTATGTTAATTTCAAAACTACTTGTTGGGTACCCAATTTGTTCCAACATACTTGTCATATCTCTAACAAAATACTCCATGAATAACTCTACTGAAGTCTTAGAACCTTTATGTTCTGTAATAAGACTAAGAGTTCTTGGACTTGTCAGATTACCATCTCCAGCAATCTTTTTTAGTTTGTCATATACTTTCTTTCCTGCTTCAGCCCACTCAGACTTTTGTACACCAGAATACTTATACATAACAAGTAATTCTCCTATATATTTATCTACATCTACATTTTGCAATGCCTGCAATGCTACAACATGATTCTCTTTGTCAGAGGATTTCAACATGTTTAGCAAATTCCTTGTTTCTTCTTTGTCAAAAATTAGTTTACCCATTTGTCTCTTCTTTTAAGAATTCTTCATTTAACCAACCTGATTCCATTAATGCACCATTTAAATCCATCATAGTCATGTATGCAGGATTATCAGTATTAGCATTGTCCATGTCATAATTATCTTCTAAAAGTGTTATAGCTTCATTAATCAGATCTTCAACTCTTTCTCTAATTTTTTTTACTCTTACATTTTCCATTAGTCTTCAATTTTTAAAGTTTTAATTGCCCATTTCTCAGGTTTACCACTTGCAATCATATCTACCCATTCCTTTGCACTAGGAATGTAATTATTGCAGTCTTCTTTAACATGCTGTTCTGCAACATATCTTGTATACACAGTTTTACCATCTGAATTAATAAAACTTTTACCAAATACTCTTTCACATTCAAATATACCTTCACTATGGTGCCGGAACATTCTATGCATACTATGTCCAATCCAACTTTTAGTTTCATCAAGCCACTCATGAATAGCCTGATAATCAGATACTTGACCTTTCCATTTTCTGACAGATGATTTACAATGTTCTAAAGGATGTGCCATTACATACCTTCTAAATAATTAAACATATTATCTTTAGCTTCAGAGTACCCTTCTCCATAAGCATCCTGCTGTACATCTTGTACTCTTTCTATTATTTCTTTTTTTAATTCATCAGTTAATGTCTGTGTGTCAAGATCATTTAACCAGTCTATAAAATCTTCCATTATTCTTCTGTTTTACTTAATAAATCTCCATCATGAAAGAAATCTTCTGTCTCAGTAATTCTTATATGATTATTTATAACATACTTTCCTGAAGGAACACATATACATAAATCTCCAAAGCCACCTTCATTATTCCACCAGTCTTCTATATCATTAAGAATCTCATCTGCAAAATTTTCAATTTCACTATATAAACCTCCATCAACATTTGCTAAGTTAGATTCAGTTTCCCAATCATTTACTCTATCATCAACATCTTCTGGAGTTTCACATGGTTGTTTTGTAATACCAATCCATTCTATGGCACCGGAGTCTCCTCCACCATCATATTTTACTTTAACACCTGTAATACCTAAATCAGCCAACTTAAATAAGAGGCTTGTCAATTCTACTTCTGTCATAACTATTTAATTTTATAAAACCTACCTAATATGTTTCCATTTAGGAATTCTTCTTTTTCAAGAACCTCTCTAATAAACTGATACTTAGTTTCATAGTATGTTAGTTCCATTTTGGAAAAACATATCTTAACCATAAACCTTTTAATTTTTATACCAGCTTTGTGAGCTTCTTTAAGAACTGCATTACTACTGTAATAGTTTTGATAACTAGGCTTAGAAACAGTATCATATTTTTTGTTTCTTTTATCTGTCATATTTGCCAGAGCTTTTTTACCAAACTTTTTCTTTGTAATAGAATAGAAATTCTTTTTTCCTACATATCTTACAGACTTTCCATTAATAACAGCTTCCATCTCATACACAAAACCTACGGCTCCATCTGGAATCATGCTATCATTAAAAGGTCTTCCTTCATATAACCAACTCATAATGCTTGTTTTAATAGTGGAAATAACATTTCTCTAACTTTATCTACACCATGATCTTTTACTGAATCAGAAAGATCCTTTTCCATCTCAAGTTTAATATAATTAAACCCATACATGTTTTTGTATCTTTCTGCTGCTTTTAGACCCGGATCATCATTATCAAACAACACAAGTATTTTTTGATAATGCTTTGATAATTCACTCATCACCCTTTCTCCAATCATTGTATTCTCACTGTCCGGTGCAATTGCTTCAATATTATTTATTCCAAGCTTATTAAAGCACATTAAGTCTTTAAGAGAAGAAGTAATTAAAAGATACTTGCAATCATATTTTAATTGATCCAAACCTTGTGTATAGTTCTCAACCTTTATAAATTTTTTATCTGTGTTTTTTGGCATATAGATTTTATATAAACTTCCATCATTTCTAAAATAACCATACATATAAGGTCTTTTAAAAGTAAATGAAGTTATAGTACTATCTGTTTCTGCTTTTTCCATTGTAAAAAATTCTAAAGGCACAACATTATATCTTTCAAGCATGTTTGAACCAATCTTAAAACTAATCCAGTAATTTTTATCTAAGTTATTCCAATGCCTCATTTCATAATCCACAACTTTAAATTTGTCATGTATTACTATTTCTCTCTCCTTAACTACTGTATTATGTTTAAGATACTCTTGATAATCATTCATGATTTTTTTAGCTGCATCTCCAGGTGATAAATTATAGAGATGCTGAACTAGATTCCAGGAGTTACCCTGATAACCTGAAGAAAAATCTTTGAACTTATATATGTTAGATACTGAATCAAAATAAATAAACATTGATGGAACTTTATCTTTAGAGTTAAATGCAGACAGCATCTTTATACTCTGACCGGTTAGTTTCTCATTTAAGTTTAGATAATATTCATAGACCCACTGATCTGGTACATCTTTAAAATAAGATATTATTCCTTTGGTTGAAATCATAACACTTAATTAAAATAAAAAAAGGGGCCAGAAATAAACTGACCCCTCTTTGACTAGTTTAATTAGTCTAAGCTGAAATCAGTAGAAGTTTTAGTAGGAACTGATAAATCATCATCATCTCCAAAACTTTTAACTTCTTTTACTTCTGTTTTCTTTAAATGAATGTCTTCATTATAAGTCATAACCTTGCCTGCTTTTGCATCTCCAAAAGAATATTTACCTTTTTCACTCTTTGGTAAATACAAGTCATAATTTGTATAACCTGTTTTAGCAATATATTCTTTACCAGCAATACAAAAATCCATATAGATATTTTTATACGGAGCTGTTTTGTTAAATGCATCAACAAAATCTTCAATAGTCTCATGCATATTGTCTTGATTATCAAACCAATCAGATATACCAAGATTATTAGATAATGTCTTTAAGAAAATCATTAAAGACTTATCTCTTTCAATCTTTATACCGCTTTTAGTTTCACCATCTGCATATGCATATTGACTAGCTTTAACTTTACCTATCTGACCAGCATGCCTACCTTTACTTTCATCATCTTTGTCAATCATAAAACCTTCAAAATCTTGAATAGGTTCAGTTTCAGTATGAAGAATCAGATGATATGCTCCAGAAATAAAAGAAAATTCTTCCAGTTCAATACTGTTAATTTTCAATTTGTGATTTCCAGGAGAAATTGTTTTAGGTAATCCACCGCCTCCAGCTGTGTTTAGATCTTTTGTGCTTAATGCCATTTTTATTTATTTTAATTATTAATGAATACTTTGTCCCATGAGGTATTTAATGCCCCATCAATCATTTCTGTAACTACTATCTCTTCATTACGTAAGTGTTCCGGTCTTGCGCCACAAGTAACTTCTTCATTTGTCTTAAATGACAAAATAGTTTTGTTACCCTTTCTATACATATACCCAATGGCATCTGCATTAGCACAAATCAGAGACTTAATTTTACCTGTCAAATCAATATTTGCAGACATTACCATCTCACCCTTATCATCTACTACCTTGTCTTTAATGTGACCAGATAAAATAATGTGGGGTGCTAAGGTATCAATAAAATCTAAAACTTGAAAGAATGCTTCACGGATATATAAATAACCGGCACCATTTGGTAGAACAGTTACATTATCACCTTGAAAACCTTTACCCATTGGAGTATTCTTATACAGTTTGACTGCAAGCGGCATAATCATTGTTTCCAATGCAGTCACAGTATCTACTGTAACATATTTATAAGGTTTACCAGCTTCTTTAATAGCTTTACCAGTATCAAGTAATTCTTGTAAAGAATTTATTTTTACTTTAAGAGCATCAACATAATCTGAACCATTCTCAAGATCTAAGATTAGATTATTTTCTAACCCAGCAAAAGCAGTAGTCTTGCCTGTTTTAGGTTTTGAATAAATCAATAACCTTTTAGGATTTGTTTGACCAGCTTTAATTTTACTTGTTGGAAGTACTATACTCATATTTCACTTTTTGTTTGTTTAATCAAATCATTCAACCATGGTCTTGCACTTACTGGTTTCATCAACATAATTGCAGCAAGATCTCTAATTGTTATTTCAGATAAAGGTGCATCTGCAATTTCTGCATTGTAAATCTCATCAAGTGATCCCTCACGGTCTGTCTTAGGAAATTCCTCTTCAAAGTCAGGAAATAAAGACTTCTGTAATCTTGGCAGTGAATCTTCTAAATCTTCTTTTACTGTTCCTGAAGCTTTTCTTTTTTCATACAACGCATAAGTAATTTCTGTTCCATCATCTAGAACAGCAACCAATTCAGATACAGGAATAGTATAAAGTATAAAAGGTTCACCTTTAAAGTTTGTACCTTCTTTATACTCATACTCTTCACCATAGAATGGATTATACTTATACTTAAATAACTGTCTGTCTTCCGAGAAAGGAACAACATCAATTAAGTTGCCTTTATCATCATTGACATTATCATAGAACTCAAGATAAATATCTTCACCTTTTCCTATCTCAGACTCAAAGAGCTGAAAATGTCTGCCGTACTTCCCTTTCTGGAAAAAAGCAGTTTTGATAAGAAAGAAAGGATCAGGATTACCTAAAATTCTAAATGTTTCCAAGTGTTTTGTAAAAAATTCTTTTTCTTTTTCTTTTCTAATATTCATGACATGTTTTTTAAATAGACATTTTCTTTGTTGCTTGCCCAGGTGTATCTATCTCAACAATCCTCATAGTTGTTCTATCAAGCTTGAAGAAGCTTATCCTTGTGGTACCATTTCTAGATTTAAGAAAATGAAAGACTAAAATGTCTTCATCATTAATAATAAATCTCTCAGGACCATATTGCCTTATTTTTCTAATAGAAGGTTTGTTTATACCTAATACTACATCAGCATGTTGTAATAAAGCATCTGAGCCATATATATCAGAGTCTAATACATAATTTCCATACTCTCCATCTCTTTGTCTATCTGGAGCATCTATGTTTCTATTTAGCTGGCTTAATACTACAAAGGCAACAGGATATTTCTTTTTCATCATAGTGAGTGCCTCGCCCAATGCATAGAGCATCTCAAATTTATCTTTCTGTCCCTTGCCAACTCTAAATAGTGCTGAGTGATCTATAGTGATCAGCATGTTACTATATGTTCCATCTTCCTTCTTGTACCTTTCCATTTCATAATGGATTGTAGCACACATCTCATCAATAGTACATGCATCATAAACCACATTGATAAAATCTTTATCAACTGATTTCTCATAGTACTCAATACATTTGTCATAGACTCTCTTATCTACAAGATTTCCACCCTTACTCATTAATGTATTGTAATCAGAACCTGTATTCAGACTTAATTTTCTTATTCCATTGGTTTCATCAACCATTTCCATTTGGAACTTTAATATTCTAAATTCTTGGTCTTGATTGTGTTGTATTATATCACTAATCAACTGTTCCATAAATAAAGTTTTTCCAGTTCCCGGTCTAGCACCAACTACGGTGATAGTTCTCCACTCTAATCCATCACAAAAGGCATCATTAAATTTGGGCCATGCGCTGACTAGAGATTTCAGATCACCTTTTCTTCTTGCTTTAATTTTCAGAATTGCTTTTCTTAAAGAGTCTCTTTCACTCACAGGCAATAAAGGCCTGGCACCATTAAATAATTCAGCCATTGTATTAGGGATTTATGATTACTTGATTTTTTGCTTGGTTATAAAACTCATGCAATAATGTTATAGTAAGTTCAATAAGAAAGAACTTCCAAAAAGGTAAATCTATAATTAATAAATCAGTTATAAGATACCCAATGATTGTTCCTATTATTGCTACTATAATTAACATTCCTTTTCTCATACTACTCTTTCTTTAAAATAAGAATCTTCACCTTCATCAGGATTTGTATTAATTAACTCACAATAAGTAGCTAGATCAGATTCAAAAGACTTATCAATGTTTTGTCTTCTAATAAAATACTGAGAATTTCTCATGTATTCATAATTTCTAATGCTGTACTCATCTACATACTTTTCAGTTGCTTTCATAATCAGATCCCAATCATAATCATAATTCTCAAAAAACCATATAAAACCAGCTTCTAGATTTTTAGAATTTACTCTAGCATATTTAC